AACGCCAGACCCACCGAGGCGCCCTCGTTGGCGTCCTGGTGCTGGGTCAAGGTCATGTTGGGCCCGATCGATATCTCGTCCGCGCCGAGCCCAGTCTCGTCGTCGCGGATGGCCGCCTCGAGTTGGGCCAGGATCTCGGTGGCCCGCTCGCGCACCGGCACGATCGTGGTGTCGCCGTGGCCGACCGCGATGTAACAGGCGATCTCACCATCTGCGGTCATGCGCCCGAGCATGTCCTCGTCGCGGCGACGTTCCACGGCGTGACGGTCGATGAACGGCGCCCAGCCGACTAGCAGCAGTTCCTTCGAGCTCGGCTTGAACGGCGCCGGCCCGTCGAACACCGTCACCCCGGTCAACGTCGACTCGGCCAGACTCACCAGCGCCAGGGCCACCTCGTGGCCCCGGTAGGACGCCGGCTGCATCAGGCCAGCCCGAACTTGTTATAAGGCCGGGTCAACTCCATGGCCCGGCGCGGCAGGGCGAACCCGCGCAGGATGAAGTGCGAGGCGTCCCCGCCGACCGGAGCGTCGTCGTCGATTCCGTGGATCTGGGTGAACGAGCCGGACCGACCGCGTTGGGTCTCCCACAGATGGTCGGTCACGATGTAGACGGCCTTCTCCAGATCGTCCGGGTACGGGTCCCAGCCGGCCGTGTAGACCACGTCCAACTCGTCGTAGATGGACGTCGCCAGCCGCACCACAGCTGAGCGGCGGGAAATCTTCGCCCCGGTGATGTCGACCGTATTGCCGTCCGAGTCGGTGGCCGAGACCAGCGTCTGCACGGGCCGCTCGTCGAGGATGAACGTGCCGCACCGCGCCTGCGTCTGCTCGGTGAACGAGGTGCCGCCGACCGGGCCGCAGCGGTGGCTGATGGCAGCCAACGCGGCGTCGAAGAACGTGCCGAACTCGGCGAACATCAACGAGTCCGTCACATTCGAGAATCCCCGCGCCTCGGTCACGGTCGGCGTAGCCACCGGCTCCTCCTAGATCACTTCTGCCGGAGCAGGGTGGCCGTTCCGTCGACCACTGTCGCGCCCACCGCGGGCACGGTCGGCGGGGATGCCGCAGTCGTGCCCGCGATCGTAACCACGTACTTCGAGCCGCCGGTGAACTGCAACTCCTGTCCCAACGTGACGGCGGTGGTGTTGGCACGCAGCACTCGCCGCAGCGGGCGGCCGAGGAAGTCGACCGTCGATGTGGTGGCCCGGCCCAGCGCGTCAAGCGAGTTGGACGTGGGTGCAACCAGATCCCGGCCGATGTAGTCCTCGCGGAAGTTAGTCGTCGCCATCGCTGGCCTCCTTCTTCGGAGCACTCACCGGTTCGTCCGACTTGACGCTCAAGTGCGGGCCGGTACTAGACCCGGTCGAGGTGACCTCGCCGACAAGTTCCGCCGGCGCGGCCTTCTTGACGGCCGTCGACTTCTTGGCCGCCGTGGATTTGCGCGGCTTCGGTTCGGTGCCGGCCTCGTCGACCAACACCGAACCGACCTTGCTGCCGTTACGAACGAACATCAGGTCGCCGTCAACGGCACGATGCCGCCGTCTTCGATGGTCAGCGGCGTGAAGTAGCCCGCGTAGGCGACCTGGGTGCCTAACACGGACGGCTCAATGGCCTGCAGGGCGCCGACCCGCTGCTCATACGCCTCGATCGCCGCAGTGGAAAACATGAACGCCTCGCCGGACGCGAGCCCGGCCGACATGGCGACCGGCACACCGGAGATCGAGCCCATGATGCCCTGGCCGAACATCCCGGCAGTGAAACCAGGCGACTGTGCGTCCCGCGGGCTCACCGGGGCGAACAGCGGGCCGAACGTCCCCAGCGTGTCCGGAGCCACCGCCAGCAGCAGTCGGCCTTGGCCCTTCACAGCCGCGTACACGGTCGCAGCAGCTTCCCACACCGCCGCAGCCACCGTGTCGTTGGTCGGCGTGACGCCGTAACCGACCGCAGTCGTGCCGGTCGTCGCCAACTCGGCGGCAATCGCGGCCTCAGTCTCGATCGCATACTGCGCGGCCAGGTCGTTGATTACCGCGTCGAGCGCGCTCGGCGAGGAGAAGTCGATGTTCTGCCGCGACACGTTCACGTAGCCCCCGTAGGTGACCGCGTTACCGGTCAGGCGGGTGATCGTCATCTTCTGCGATAGGAGCTCGGTCTTCTCATCTGCCGCCGCGCCGGCCGTACCCTGTACACCGACCACGGTGCTCTGAGTCACCTTTGGGCGGTGCCACGTCGCCGACGGCATATCCCGCGGCCCGACGAACGAGACGACCGGACGTGCCGCGTCGATGAAGTTGATGACATCGCCGACGATCGGGTCGGGGACGATGCCGAGGTTGTCGCCGGTCTTCTGGTGAGCGGCGGCCCGCTCGTACAGTTCCAGGCGCTCGCGGGCGTCCCGGCTACCACTAGCCGCCGAGATCAGGTCGACCATCCAGTGGCCGGCGGAGCGGTACTCCACCGGGCCCTTCTCGCCGGTGCGGCGGGCCGTGGTGATGGCCTGGTCTACCTGCTTGGCGCGGGACGCGATGTCCTGCGCGATGCGGGCAGTCTCTTCGAGCTCGTCGACCTGCTCTTTGATCGCACCCATTCGGCTGCGAGCTTCGGCCAGACTGGCCTTCTCGGTGTCGTTCAGGTCGCGCTCGGCGTCCTGAACGTTGGCGATCAGACCCTGGACGAACGCGTTGCGCTCCTCCAGTTCCTTCTCAAGACGCCGAATCATGGCGTCATTGGCTTGAGAGTTGATACCCATTGGGGGTACTCCTTCTAAGAGATGTGATGAAGGAGCACGCCGCCGAGCACACCCGCGCACCGGGTGGTCGTGCCGACCCCGCTCTCCGGGGTGGTGGTCGTGCGTGTTACTTGCCGAGACGGGACTTGGCCCACGACAGGATGTCGTCACCCAAGTACTCGTCCAGCGCCAGCGTCACCAGTGGCTCGCTAGCCACCGGCTGCGCAGGCAGTCCCTCGCGGACCGCCAACACCTTTGCGCCTCTGTATGCGGGGTCTTCCACCATCGCGATGTGATCAATGAACGCCCTGTTGATTACGCGCACTCTGCTGCGCCGGTCAAGCAACTGATCCCTGCCGCGCACGGCAAACGTGATCGAAGGGCTCAGCATGTCCTCGTCCGCCAACGCCAAGGTCTCATCACCCAGCGGGGTGGAAGCAATTCGCACCCGGGACATCAACCCATCCTCATGGGATGGCAGGAACTGCACGACCTTGCCTATAGTGCGGTCTCTGTTATGACCACGGTTCACTCGCACTCTGCCAGCATGATCTTCGATTCCGTCGAAAGCTCCGCGGGAGAACCTTTCACGCCAGAGCTCCCCGCGATATTCGATATCGGCTTCTTGATCATACGGAACCGCGAGCAGGTCGATTAGCCGCTGTTTGAAGTTCACCCCAGCAAGTACCGATTCGCGAGACTCTAACGGCGCGTTCGGCGGCGCCACCTCATTGCTCCTGTCGCCCGTGCCCGGGAACTCACCCATCGCAGCGGCCTGCGCCATCGCCTTCTTGCGGGCGGCCTGCTCAGACTCTTCGTCGCCGGCCATGTGCACGTAGCACTTGCCGGCATCTCCCCACTTCCAGCCGGGCTGGCCGTCGGCTTCGCATCGCTTCAGCGGCATGATCTACTCCAGTCGCGAGTCTGGTGTGCCGGAGAAGGCTTCTGGTGGCAAATTCAATTGCGGCCGGTCCTTCATGATCCAATCCCAAGCCTCTTGAGCTACGCGCGCATCGCTCTCATCGGTACGTCTTAGTTCCTCCCAGGCGCGTCGCAGTCGAACTCTGAGCTTCGGGCTCTTCATGACCGGCCACCTCCTGTCAGCGCCTCGGCCGACTCCGTACCAACCAGCCGCTCCATCGTTCGCCACTCCTCAGCGGTAAGCACGCCACGATCGAACAGGATGGCGTTCGCCTCGGCCCGCTCCTTGAACGTCGGCCGCGAGTACTCGTCCCGGTTCAACTCAGCCGCCTGGCCACGCGGCAACGCCCAACCCGACAGTGCCGACATCACGTGCACCGCGGCCGGCTTCAGACACCGACGGTCGTGGAAGTCGAACAGGCTCGTCACATTGCTGTACGTCATCGAATCGTCACCGGACGGCAGGCCCAGCAGGAACGGCGGCACTCCCAGCAGATTCGAGATCCGCGCCTCGTTGTACTTCGCCAGATCCAGCAACGCCATCTCCTGCGGCGAAAGCTGCAACGGATTCGCCTTCACCCCGCCGGAGAGCACCGCCGGCTTCCACGGCTCGCCAAGGTTCTGCATCCGCGACGCCCACCACTGGTCCAGCACCTCGTCTGCCTGCTCCTTGGTCAACTGCTGCTCGACCTCGAGCACGTACTTGGGGATGCCGCCACCTTGGGCGATCTCCGTCGCGTACCGGGCCAGCACCCCGGCGGCTACCAGCCGGGTCTTGCCCGACTCCAACGGCCCCACGCCCCGCGCGCCGTCTGTGGTGGACTTGTACCGGATGTGCAGCACATCGTCGGTCACGTCCAGTTTGCCCAGGTTATAGACCCGGCGCCCGCCGGACATCTCCACGTTCATCAGCCATTGCGGGATCACCCGGAAGTTGTACGGCAGATCGTCTGCGCTGCGGGCCATCGGCAGCACGAACGCCTCGCCCAACTGGTAGTCCCAGAACAGCTGGCGGGCGAACTCGTGCCACGACGTGTAGATCATCGGGTCCGGATTCATCATCCACGTCGCCGGCGGCAACACCTGACCGTTACGAGTCCGGTACACCGGCATCGTCGAGAGCACCGAAGAATTCAGATCCAGCGCCGCCCACGCCGTATCGACCAGGTCGTCGAACTTCGAGCCGAAGCCGTTCCACGCCGGGCTCGCCCAGGACGCCGGCCAGCCGTCCCACGGCGACGGCACGATCGCCGCCATCCGGTTATTGCTCGGCTCGACAGGCTCAACCTCGAACCCGTCCGGGTCGCCCGGCGAATAGCCGGGCCCCACACTGTCCGGGTCGCCCACCGTCGCGTTCGGAGTCGCACCGGCCCCGGTGAGCCACGACCAGAAGCTCATGTCCCACCCTTCCTAGAAGATCGCCGGAACTCTTGACACCGCACGCGCTGCGACCGCAGCCCGTGTCGCGGCCTTCACCGCATCAGCCGGAGTCGTCGAACGAACCCGCGGCCCGTCCACGCCCGGAGAAGTGCGCAGATCCAGCACCTGCACGGTCAGCTCGGCGCCGCCGTCATGGGACAGGACACCATCGGCCAGTAGCCGATCCAGGTCCTCCACTGCGGCGCGCACCGCGCCCTTGCACGGCGACGTACGGATCATCTCGGTCTGCCACGCCGGGTCCAAGGCGATCGACGCGCCCACCAGAACATCCCGCGTGAACCCAGACTCACGGACCGCCTCAGCCGCGCCGGCCAGATCATCGCGAGCCGACACGGACACCACGGCCCGATCACCCACGCGCCACGCCAACGCCACGCTCACGCCCTCGCCGAACCAGTCCTCGACCGCAACGGCATCGGGTACCACATCTGCCGGCACATCGTCGATCAGGGCCGCCCAATCTTGCTCGGATATCACCGGATCACCGTCGGTTCGGGGTTCTTTCAGCCGCCAAACGTTCAGATACTGCGCCTCGAAGCCGCGCATCGGGTCCGGGTCGTCCAGCTCCGGGTCATCCTCCCCGGCCAGCGCCTTCTCGTACTTCGCGGCGATCATCTTGCGACGGTCCTCCGACCAGTACGGCGACGCCGCCCGCCATACCTCCGGGTCGGCCGGGTCGCACCCAGGACGAGCACCCCACAACATCAGCAACGTCTCCGGGTCATCCGTCGACAAGGCCACCAGCAGCGACGATCGCATCAGCGACGTGGCCCGGCGGTGCGCCGTCGATGTCAAATGCAGTTGCGGGCTCAACCGCTCCAGCATCGCCGGCTCCAGGCCCTCGGACACCGTGTCCGGCGCCACATCCCAGCCCTCGTCGACGATGCCGAAACACACGTCGTAGCCGTAGACAGCGCGCTGCGCTCGCACCAGCCAGCGGTCGCCGTCCGGGGTCTCCACGGCCTCTTTGCCGTTCGCCCTGGACACCGTCCAGTCGGCGGTCTGCTCAGCCCACCGCCACGCCGCCCGCTGAATCTCCCGGCAGATCGCCACATCACTACCGGTGTGGATCAAGGTCTGCGTCTCGCCGAACAGCTCCGCGTTGTCCAGCCGCCATAACGCCATCCCGCGGATCCGCACCGACTTGCCGGCACGGCGCGGAGTCGATTCCACCACCGAGCGGTGACACAACGCGCCGTCCTC